GATTGTTTATTCTATCCATCGCAATCTTGTAGTATTGTTCATCACTTTCAATACCAACAAAGTTTCTGTTAGTATTCACACATGCAACACCAGTTGTTCCCGATCCCATAGTATTGTCAAGGATAGTATCACCTTCGTTACTGTATGTTTTAATCAAATACTCCATCAAATCTACTGGTTTTTGTGTAGGATGCAATCCCTTTTCTTGCTTGAATCGTAATACTGTCTTTGGGTATCTTGACCCATCTGGATTATCACGATGTTTTGATTGTGCTTTACCATAAACCTCACCAATTTTGCTAGTTTCTGATGAAAATCCACCATAAGGAGTTGAATACCACATCTGTGGGTTATATATCGGTTTCTTCCTATAAAATACCAGTATATTTTCGTGAGATTTGAGTGGCATTACCTTCGCATTCATAGGATTAGTTCCTTGCGGTTTTTCCCAGATCCATTCATAACGAAAGTTGTCAAGATTTGATGCTGCAAGTATAGTTGTGAATGGTTGTGCTGCGGTAAATATCATCGCACCATCTTCCTTACAGATTCTGTTATACTGCTCCCACAATTTGTCCAGAGGAATGATAGAATCCCATTTACATGCTGTTGTTCCGTATGGCAAATCTACCAACACCATATCAACAGAATTATTTGCAAGTGTTGGTAAAATGTCTAAACAATCGCCGTGAAATAGATTCACCATTCAGTTATGCTCTTCACAAAAGAACATTCTACCAGACGATCAACTTTTGTGCAAATATAGTCGTCGTTGCCGATAGATTTACCACCTTGTTGTGGCGCAAATAGGCAATTATCAGACTCAAGATGATTCAGGAAATCTTCTTTACTGAACCAAAACAAACGACAATCCTTCTCGTTTTGGTTAATACCAAAGAACACAAGACGTTCCCAATCTTTATCCTTTGAGACGTGATTGATGATAAATTGATCTTTCTTTGTTCCCCCCATTTTGTCACGAGTAGCAAGAGAGAACTTGATTTCAGTTAGAATACTATCAATGACACGATCGTGACCAGCAGTAGAAGTCTTTGCACGTTTTACATTACAAAACAATACACTCTCAAAGAACTTAGACACGAAACGTTCACCAAACTCTCCTTTTTGTTTGGGAGACATATGCACATAACCTTGAAAAGGTGTGCCAATCCAAGGATCTTGTGCATTTCGATTGATGTAATCTTGAAGAGATCCATCTTCAAAAATAGAAACAAACATGATTTGGAATTGTTCTTACACTACTAGCACACTTTACACGTCCCCCCTTTGATTTACGTCCAAGTGTTTAAGTATTCTTCAAGTGTAAAATCTTCATCAAGATTTGCTTCTTCAATCAACTCATCATAGGACATTTCTTTTACCATTTCAAGGTATTCTTCAGGAGTTGCATCTTTATCAGGATCAAAGTCATCATGGCAAAGATATTCATACTCTGCCACAAGTGCATTGATAAGTTGTTGCTTATCGTGCATACAAGTAACCTCCTGCCCAGTCAGCATTTTCCAGCAACCATTCACGATCAGCAATCAATCGCAGGTCATAACGTACACCTTTCGCAGGAGACTTCCAACTGGCAGACTTATAAACCTCACCAGTCTTTTTATCAACGAAAGCATGAACACTGCGTGACCCATTATCATACTCCATCACAATTTTGTGATACTTACGTCCACCTTCCTGAATGTAAAACTTATATTCAGGAGCATCATAACCACCGACTTTGCCATGATTACGCTGCTTGAAATTGTCCATCAAAGCATCACATAACATCAAAGTCCATTTACGGACGTTAAGTTCAATCGTGTTGCGGGCATCTTGGGTTGCAACGTAATCAGCGAAAGTTGTAGTCATTTCAGTTGTGCTCATACTACTAGAACAGTTTGTGCGTCCCCCCTTTCAATTACCATGCTTTCTCCATGATAAAGTTTGCACGGGAGAACTCTTCACGATCAACTATCTTGAACATACCAAACTTGTTCGTGATAACATAACCTTCGTGCAGAGTTGGTTCATTACCAAGCAAACAACCAATGTCGTCAGTCTCATCAATGAAGCAGAACATATCATCCTTGATAGACTTAACGAGTCGCCACAATCTGATCAGGTTGATGTCACAATCGCATTTTTCTGCAATTTCATCTTCATTCACGGACTTTCCAACACGGATGCAGTCGTTGATTGCTTTTTTGATTTGTGTTGCTTTGTTTGGAGTTACAAACTCACACAACGTAGACATTTGCTTGGCAAACTTACACACAGTCTCCAGATCTTCACGATGGGGATACAATTCCACATCAGGTTGCACAAACAAACACTTTTGAGTGCTAATCAGTTTGGATTGCAAAGGAAATGCATATGCATCACGAAGATCTTCCAATGCATTGTAAATCGTGTGCGGTGCAATGATAATATCCTGAACAACTATTTCAGGAAAGATGTAAGTGATCGTATTGGGGCGAAAACTATCACTACCGCCAAACCCAATAAAATCACCTTGAATGATAGACTTTGTGCGAGGAAGACAATCAAAGCAAGCATGAAGAATACGCGCAACTTTACCCTCATAGTGCGAATCAATTTCTTCATGAGAATGTGCAATGCGAATCTTCTTCTTGTTGAATACTGCTTTCGTGCCTACAAAGAATCTACCAGTTGCAGGATTAGTGCCCCAAACAATAGCAGGAGCGCCATCCATCTTGGTGCTGATGAAACTATCTTGCTCACAAAACCAATCAAGAGATGATAGATCACCAGTCAAGATTGTGTCTTCAGGATGTTCAAGATGGAGATTCTTCATTGCGTTTCAGTCTATACTATAGGAACACTTTATGCGTCCCCCTTTTGAGTTAAAAAAAAGAGGGTATAAAACCCTCATGCAACTACGCTGTTGTAAGTAGTTTTAACCTTATCAATTAGTGAAGTACGTTGTTCAGCAGTCACAAGATTGTTGCGGGCAAAGTTAATGAAAGTCACAAGTCCAATGATTTCCATAACACCATTGAACACAGGGATTGCATCAACAACTGCAACAACCTCATGAATAAGAAGTTGAGCAACAATCACGACAAACAGAATAGCAGTTGTGAGACCAACATTCTTGAGAAGTTCATTAGAAACGTTCTCATTCACGAAAGTCTTAACTTGTGCGATTTTCTCTTGCATTTGTGATAAATTGTGGAGCGGTGTGCCCCATACATTATAGGAACACTTTATGCGTCCCCCCTTTGTGTTAGAGAGGAAGTTTAGCGACAGATTTACCTTTGCGATGCTTCTCAATAAAGTTAATCGCAGATTGACGATTACGACACTCTTTGATACACCTACCCTGATGTATGATTGCTAATTGTGTATCGCTTCCCATAATAGGCACAGCAGCATAACACAATGGGTCTTCATATTTGCCAACCATAAACCCCTCCTCTACTGGTTTGGGATCTAGTATAGTTGTCTTTTGTTGTATTAGTTTCATCGGCGGATCTCACTGATTGCTGGTTGTCCTTGATTGAAGACGACATCAACAACTGCTTGCACTTTGCGAGCGGTGGAAATACCAACGCTGTCATAAGTTGGGATGCAAACTAGACCAAACTTCTTGGAACTATCACCCAAACGAATCACACGACCAATAGATTGACTGATGCCAATGTAATCCATATTACGCATAAAGATGACTGCTTCAAGTCCGCTGACGTTGATGCCTTCAGACAGAATACTGTGGTGAATCACAACAAACTTCTTGTCAGAGTCTTTGCCCCAAGCATTAAGCGTCTCAAAGAATTGCTCACGATTGACCTTCTTACCATCAATGATTGCACCAGTCTTGGAGGTAATCGTCATCCAAGAATATCCACGCAGTTGTAGTTGAGCACAGAAGTCAGATTGAGAAATAAGACCCATAATCTGCTTGGTTGTGCGAGCACAGATCAAAGTCTTGTCAATGTTGTTGTCATCAATAGTTTCCAGCAGATTGTCACTATCCTCTGCATACATTACCTTACGACCTTTAACCAAAGGCAGTTGCTTGACTACAACTTTGGGAGGGAGAATGTAACCACCTTCAACAAGTTCAGGAGCAGGAACATTGCACAGAACCTGACCATAAACATCACCCCAATTCATTCCTGGTTTAGATGCAGTCAGAGAATGTTTGGGAGTTGCAGTAAAGAAATATGCACGATCTGCTACATTGCTGAAGTGTTCAGTTGCAGGAAAGAAGTTACGCTGAACGCTGTTATGTGCCTCATCAAAGTAAATGGTATTGACCTCAATATCTGCTTGCTGAATACGCTCAAGCGAATTGTAAGTGGTGAAGATGATTACATTCTCACCAGCAGTCCGTGCAGTATTAGCGAACAGGTGAATCTGTTCGGGTTTGGTAGAAGAATAGTGATGCGTCTCGCCACTATGAACGTGCATAACATGAGTGTTAGAAGTGTCAATAACTTCCAGAAACTCACTACACAGTTGTTCTGCTAATAAGATGCGAGGAGCAACAACAACAGTAGTCATACCGTTGTCAATATACTTGCAATTCTCCTTGACATCCATACTCATACAGATAGTCTTGCCACCACCAGTAGGAACAACAATTTGCCCTTTGGTATAAACAAGCATACGATCTAGGATGCGTTGCTGATGCGGACGAAGAGTAATCATATTGCAGTCAGTTGTAATAATAAGACAGTTTAGGCGTCCCCCCTTTAATTCATCGCATCAATGAGAGGATTTGTGTTCTCTTGTATTGATTTCTCAAATAACATTTTACCATCATTGTTAATATCAAACAAGATGTATTGTCTGCCAGTTAAGATACAACTTCTACCTACAGTTCCAGACCCAGCACAAGGATCTAAAACGATAGAGTTTTCATTACTGAACATATTAACTATTCTATTGAGAAGTGCAACTGGTTTTTGTGTTGCATAATCTAACTTCTCAACTCCTTGAATCTGTTTTATATCAGACCATACATCTTTGACAGGGATTCCATCCATCTCATCCAGAAACTTCTTCACTCTAGGAATACCTGTGTTTGGAGAATACTCAAGGCGATTGTCATCATGAAGCATTTGCATCCTCTCCTTTGAGATATGCCATTGCAGATCATTGCCATTCCATTCGTATCTCAAATTGGGGCGAGATACAACATTAGGTTGACGATTAACCAATGCAGATGTGTTGTATTTCTTCTTGTGAATGGGGCACATCTTTGCCTTTCTCACAGTATCATCATCATATTCTTTGTGTTCAGAATTGTAGATAGATTCTGCACCTTTCTGATAAACAATGATCGTATCGTGATTGCGTTGGAGTTGCTTCTTTGACTTGTGATTGCCACCAGAGATCCAAACAATCTCATTCTTAAATCTTTTCTCACCAAAGATATCATCAAGAACAATACGAATATGATGAGAGATCTTTGGTTCTACGTGTACAACAATGTTGCCACAATCGGTAAGAACACGATGACATTCTTCCAACAAAGGACGCATCAACAATTCACGATAGTCTGCACTGGAAGTAAATCTATCATCAAAGTGATAGAAATCTCTTCCAGTGCAATAAGGTGGATCAATATAAATTAGATCCACCGTGTTTGCATCAATTTGCTTCAGCAGTTCTCTACTGTCACCAATAGTGTATTCATTTAGAATTGTTGAGAGCAATCAGAACCTCCTTTGCACGACCAGCATACTTTTTACGGACAGATGCAGGGACAGAACCTACACAATATCCAGGCATATTCTTATCTTCCAGTTCATTGCTAGGAACAGCAAGAAACTCCCAGTCAGAAATATCTTCGTGACCTTTGGGAATAATAAACAGTATAACATCAAATGAGTCTACTGCATAGCGAACCTGACCATTCTTTGCGCCGTTGTTTGCATTTTTACCAGTGGTGCGACGAGTCTGCTCCATATGCAAAGAGTTGCCGCCACGATACTTAACTTGGATACGCAAACCTTTAGAAGAAAGTCGGTCATACTTCTCCTGCTGACCATCAAGATCATCAGGAGATTTATCGTTTTCAATACCACATTCTTCACGCAACCATTGCGGTGCGATGATGCGTTCAGTTGGAAATGCAAGAAACTTGCCAATTTCTCTTGTGTCGCCTTCGGCAATGAGTTCTTCAAAACCGAGAGCAACGATTTCGGAAAGTTTAGAAACTCCCATCGGTGATCTCCTTAATTACAAATAACAGTATATCAGACACCCAAGGTAGTTGTCAAGGGTGTTGTAGGCGCTTGTAGGCGTCTATTAGAGGGACACTTTAAGCGTCCCCCCTTTCATATTAAATAGTTTCTCCTTCAATATCAAATGCCATTTCAAAGGGTTCATCTTCATCTTCAAGTTGATTCATGCACCAGATTTCCATATTCAAGTCACTCAACTTCTTGCGATAACCGTCAAGAATAGATGGTTGAATTACTTGACCAATAGGTGCAAGAATGTTGTCTCTCCTTATTTGCCAAGAATCGTTAAGTCTTTTTTTGAACTTAAGTCTAGACTCAACAATTTTCTTTGCATTGGTTGAATTTTCTTTATTCCAGAGAAGAACTTTCACAGTTTTTGGTGGAGTTGGTGGTAGAACTTCTTCAAGAGGAGTTTTCTCTTTTGGATTTTCTCTTTCACAAACTACTCTCAAAAGTCTATCTGCATATGTGTAGCAATAACCATCATGATCCTTGATTGGTACAACAAAATAAAAATTGTTGTCATCTTCAACATTATGAGGTTTCCAATCATCGGACTCTGCGATGAAATTATCAAGATCCTCTTCGTTGTTGTTAATAGTTAATTGCCCGACAACTTGTTCAGGATCACGAAGAGAATCAAGAATCTTCGTCACAATTCTCTCAACAACTGCGGTGTTTTCATTGTAACGAGTATAACAACCCATATGCTTCAAAAGATTTCTGATAAAAGATCTTGTGATAAGATCCTCCTCGTGTCTATCTTTTTCTGCTTTAATGATGTTGGCACATGCAGTTTCAAACTGATAGTCTTTTGTATCTTCAACGATAGGACCATGAACATTTCCCCACATCGCTGCCATTGTTAAAATGGAGTAATCTAGAAAAGAGTTGTAAATCCCACCATTTGAAGGAAAAACTCTTTTATATTTTGCAGAGGGAACTTCTTCAATCGCTGGATTTTCACGACAAACTTTAAGTGTATGCCGCCGATCAAATACTTCCTTATTATCACCAATGAACATAAAAGGTATGGGCCAAGATGTACGATCCCATCCATAAAAGAGAGAACCTTTAAGTCCTACAATCTTCTGGGAAACTGTATCTTTGGTTCCACGAACTGTATTATCCCCAACACGAAGTTCGTTTACCTTATTCATTTCCAAATTATCTAATTCAAGAAATGGAAAGTTGATATAAATGTCGTCTTCTGAATTGACAACAAGGTCTTCAATGGAGAAGTTACTTCCCCAAGTTAATTTTTTTGCCATAATTACCTCGTAATAAAGAAACCTTGACTAAGCAGGTCTCGTACTATTATATAGTATCACATTATTTTGAACTTGTCAATTACTTGGAAGTATATTTGTTCTTTAATTCTTTCTCTGACTTCTTGCCAGTGGATTGAAGAACTAAATCACGCAGAGTTCTTTCACCTTTCTTATACAATGCTTTGCGTTCTTGCGTAGTCTTACCTGATGCTTTCTGTGGTTTATAGTCAGGTGAAACAGTTGCTTTCTTCTTCTTTGCAAGCAGTTCAGATGCAGTCTTTGTTTTCTCTCCTGCTTCTCTTCTCTTGCGCTCCAAGTATGCTTTGCGTTGTGCTTCTTTTGCACTCAATGCAGCAGAACCTCTTTCCTTTTCAGGTTGCTGAACTCTTGTGGATGCTTGTCTTTGAGTACCAATATCTTTGCGGGGTTTATATTCCTTTGCGGGTTCCATTTTACCACCACCCGCTGCTCTCATTCTGCGTCTTTCAGGTGCAGTTTTCTTACGCTCTGCACCAATTCTTCCACCTTCACCAGTACGACGGATTTGTGATGATCCCATCACGTCCTTGTCGTATGCTTCGGCAATAAATTGTGAGAAGGTCTTCATCTGATTGCTTAACTATTCCTATACTATATTTAGATACAGCAAAAGTCAAGAGGGGGACAACCAGTTTCCTGACTGTCCCCATTCTTATCAATCTTCTTCTTTCAGTTTATCCATTGCAGACTTACTTACCTTACATACCAAGTCATTATCATAGAAATACTTAACACGCTCACGACGAGCAGCAAGAAGCATATCATATTCTTCTTGTTGTTGTGGAGTAAAGCGGAAGTCTTGCCGCCTCCAAGCATCACGAAGTTCTTTCAAGTAAGGCAAAACGTTCACAGTGTCAGTCATCAGAAGTCCCAGTTAGAGTTTAGAAATGCTTCAAAGGTTTTGTTATTGTCATCTTCATCAAAGAGTTCTTCTTCAATGAAGTCAAAGTTCACAAGTTCTTCAACTTGTTGTTCATCAAGATAAGAGTTCATAAGTCAGTCGCTTACATTATTGGAACACTTTATGCGTCCCCCCTTTTAATTAACAAGGATCTTGATATCTTTGCATCCCTGTTGTCTCATTACATTTTCCCAAAAGATTGCATCATCAATCTTAAGAAATGTCGCAGTTTGATTTGAGAATCCTTTCTTCTTCGGTTTTAGGTAAGTCACTTGATACATTTTCTTGATTTTACATACTCCAAGTCTTTCCACTGTTCAATATAACAAACCACAAGTAATCGTTCATTTTTGTGAATGGGACAGCACTCAAGGTTGACTTCATCTTTAGGACGAACATTATACTCAATAGTAATATACTGTTTGTCTTTAAAATAAACCCATCCTTCAACACCTTTTGCCCATTTTACATAATCGTTTACTTTTGGTTCATAAGTCATACAAATGCTGCTTCTAAAGGGTTTAACTTTAATGGCATCGCAGTATAATTGCGTGTGTCCTTGATATTTACACAAACACCGATGGTCTTACTA